ATCCAATTATTTCAAAAGATAGATACACAGTGGAAGAGATGTTGCAGCAGATCGGTGTAGCAAAGAAGCAAGATCTCAGAGGCTTGGCCATGATGGCACAAGGTGCCCCTAGAGATCTACTCTCCTCGCTACCTGAACCTGACTTTGAGCAGGCTAAGGTTTTGTTAGGAGGTGGTGTGAAGTCCTTGGATGTAGAACAACCAATGGATCTAACATGTCTAAAGAAGGTGACAGATTATTGTCCAGTCAGTGACCTTAAGTATCTGGGTGTCCAGATACATCCTGAAGGTACACACCAAACCAAAGGACAAGTAAGTACCAAACGTAATTTTGGTAGAGTAGGCAAGCAAGACGCTATTTTGTCATCAGCGGCTCTTGCTTCGTACCCACTCGATAAGCTAGAACAACTCCGAGATGCTACTGTTTACACCTCTGGTACTCCAGAGGGGTTCTCCGTACGATTAAAGGAGTTAACCACTAGAAACTGCAAATCAGAAGGAAAACCTACAATGATAGCTAAGAAGCTGGCTAAATTGTTACCGACTCAGCAGCTACCTGATTGGCATGACGTAGATGAGTTGTTTGCTAACGTAAAACTAACTGCGTCGTCGGGTGCCGGGGCTCCATATTGGGTGCCAACTAAGGACGCGATGTCATCAGTCCTGGGCACAGTGCTGCCCCTTGTACTCGAGCATATTGAGTCTGGAACTCTAGGAAAGTTGGCTAAAGAGCAGCCAGAGCTATTTATTACCGAACTGAAGAACAAGACAGATCGGTACGCCATGGACGAGGTGCAAAGGAAGACAAGGCCTTATGTCTGTCAAGGAAAGCACTTTTCATTTCTCTTTAGTTGCTTAACACAGCCAATGTGTCATTCCCTGGAAACCTGGGATAAGTCTGACACAATGAATGCTTACGGCTGGTCTATGGCGCATGGAGGTATAAATCGTGTATATGAGCGCGTGTTACAACTAAGAGATGTTGCAGTTACTAAAAAGAAGACTCTCTATAAGATAGGTCTCTACGGAGACGATGCTAAGCTGTTTGTGTGTAAGAAAGATGGTTCAGTCTACGCTGTAGACCCGGATTTTAAACAGATGGATGGAAGTGTGGACTATGATACTATTCAAGGTGTTGTCAAATGGATGTCAAACATGTATACGGAACAACACGGAGAAAGCCCCTTGTGGGATAGAGTCCTAAGTTTGATGGCCGTGATGGCCTCCCATCCTGACATGATTGTTAATGGAACCACAATATACACAAAGCAGAAAGATGGTCTACTTAGTGGTGCCGTTGGTACAACTTTGTTCGATACAGCTAAGTCAGCATTAGCATATGCAGACCTTATCGAACAGCTCGAGATAAGCCCAGAAATGTTCTTTGACACAGAACGAGTAACTAAATGGATGTTAAAGAACCATGGTCTTGTGGTAAAACCAGGAACATGGACTCCAGAAAAGCTCACAATGGTGCCAGAGCATAATGTGTTCTGGACTCAGAACAAGTTTTTGGGCATGCGATTTTTATGGAGGGAATATAAGAACGATGAAGGAGAGGATAGATTCACTCTAGTCCCCTCCTTGGAGGAAGATGAGTGGTTAGACCTCTTGTTACACCCCAGGGATGACATAAATACTGTGGGTAAATCTCTATCAGACGTTGCTAAACAAAGGCAATCTCTAGATAGAGCAAGAGGCTACCTAGTAACTGGAGCTGCCTTCAACCCTAGAATTTCTGATGTGTTGAAGAAGGCTATCGACATGGTACCAGCTGTAGCTGTCTTAATGGCGGTCTCCACTGGAGGAGGTAAAGGTGAAGGTCCTGAGCTATTCCAAGTAGTAGGAGAGGACTTCTCATATCCAACTTCAGAGGGAGTGCCAAACCTTAGGTGGATAACTATGCTCTACAGCCATGATAGGCCAAACCCTGGTGACTGGAAGCCCATCTACCCAACCCTTCATGATAAAATAATGCTTTCGAGAGCCCCTTGGAAAACTAGACTAAGAAATCTGATGTTGGCGAAGTCTCTACCCCTTGACCCGATGGTTGAGATTATGGTGACCGAGAAGGCCCTAATAGAGCCACCAGCATACCCAGAACCATCAACATCTTTTGCTAAGAAAGGTGTTGAGACTTCATTACCTCCACTAGGGAATAAGAAGGTTGCTCTTCAACGTAGAGTAGATTACGTAGAAAACCTCATAAAAAGGGATTCTTTTATGCCAGTATATGAGAAGAAGCTACCCCCAATGAAAGAGCACAAAGTTTTCCCAAAAGTGGAATTACCCAAGAATCAATTGATCGTGGATGCAGAAGATGTGTCATTATTCAATATAACAGTTGAAACTGACATACTTCAGCTTGCGAAGTTGACGTTACCTCTGACGGCAACCCAGCCAGACCTGGCATGGGCCAACTATTTGGCACAAAGAGACAACAAGAAGTTTATCTTCCATACAGAAGTTATTTCTTATCAACAGGTTATGGACGGACAGCCGATACCAAGGAAGAAGGTGACTGGATACTTGCAGGACATCACCACTGGAGGCAGAACTTACCTTGCGTCCGCAACAACTACTGCTAAAGCAGAGTTAGTACGCCAGGCTATAGTCTACAAATTGTACGCAGTCATGAGTGAGATGTATAGACACGACATAATAAAAGTACGCCCTGTATCTAAGAAGAAAGAAGGTATACTGTTTAAGATACCCTATACGTACACGGATACCGAAGCTAGAGAAGTTGAGAAGCTAACAGCTATGAGCGTACCCGGAGAAACTTGGGCATATGATAATGAGGTCGAAGAGAGGGTAAACCAAAGACGTGAACACACTGGGCCAACAGAAATTCAATTGCTGAATCAGGTGAAAGTTGCGGAGGATTTGTTAAAACAACTACAACAAGCCGTAAGCAAACTACAGAAAGATAGACATGCCGAACAACAAAAATATGAACAAGAAAGGCCAGAAGAAGCCTCAAAAACAAAAGCAAAAAGTCAAACCACAGCTTCAGTCAAACCGAAGCGCAAACAGAAAACCCCAAGCAGTAAATCTGCTTATGGGGGTTCCAGTAACCGGTAGGGAGGTAACAACCACCCTTACAGCCGCTGCCAATAAAACTTCAGTGTCTTACAAGAACACCTTTAACATATCTACAGCATCTCCCTTGTTGAAGAAGTATGCTACTATATATGAGTCATACAAAATCAAAACCGTCTCTTATAGGTTCATCCCTGATGAGAGCGGACTGTCTTCAGGTAATATATCTATAGGCATAGACTATGGAAAAGCACCTGGGGATCTAACCAGAGAGCAAATCTCTAGGTTGAACCCTCATTATAGTGGCCCAATAAGAAAGATAACACCTTGGATTACTATCCATCCAAGGTTTGTTAGTACAGACACTGTGAGGTATTCTGGTGACGATTCCTTGATGAGTGCTCCATTTACACTCGCACTTCTAGCAACATGCGAGAGTAAACCAGCAGATAGAACACTAGGTTGTGTTGAGATACAATACACTCTAGAGTTCCAAGGAATCCTCCCATAGGATAAGGCAGGTCTTGGCAAGATAGGCGTAGTTACGGATAAGACAACTAAAGTGTACTCTCAAACAGTATTTGGTTCTTACTACTCTGATGCACAGGGAGTCCATCTCGACCCTTTGAAGCAAGGAACTGGTTCAGACCAAATGTATTTATCACAGCGACAGTTCACCAATCACACAACTGCTAATCACCTCGATGATGGTGTTTGGATTGGGTTACCAGAAATGATGACCGAAAATGATGTGAACGGAGCTTATGCCCTAAGTTCTGGACCTATCCCGATAAATATACAGAATGCAAAACAGAACACCGTAATTATGAACTCTCTAAATACACCAGCTCATGGAGTAATCAAGAGGGTGCCATTGATCCTTGATACCTACTTAGTAATTAGAACTAATTTCACCCTTAATACCGGAGATCTTAGCTCTGTTATATGTAGTTTGAAACCCAACGATCAGTCGAAACCCTGGGATATACCCTGGACAGGCGTCCCAATAGTAGATAAGTTTGTTTGCCAATCGGGGAAGAAATTCTACACATTGGCAACAAACCTTTTACTTAGATGTGACAAAGTTAGACCAGCAGATTTCTATTTTGAATGGCAGTTGGAATTTAACACTCCATTCTCTTCTGTATGGAACTTTGTCATGGAGTATACCCTTGATTTGTTGACCGCACCATATATGAATATGAACATTGTGCCTTCACTGACCTACACTGATAGAGACATGGAGCACAAACTTCAAAACCTTCAAATTGAGTCCGACGATACAGACGAACAACATGAATCTGATTATAACTTGCCACAGACCTTATACCCACCCTTACCTTCAGCACCGATGGCGGAGGCTGTAATACCACAAAAGCCGAAGACTAAGCGAGGAATCTTGACACGATTGTTCAAACGCAAAATCTATAAACCTTAATGATCCCTGTTTGGGACGCTTATATTACACGTGAGTGGTTATGGGTTCGTAACCCCGTTGTGCAGTAGCGCG